GATGAAATTTCAATCAGATATTGATATTGACTTTGGTGATAGGGATAAAATTCTACAACACATCAAATATATCCCTGCAGCAATGCGTAAAGTACAACCTATGCGTAAACATTCAACAGGGGTACATATCACAGATGTTCCATATGATGCAATCAATGACATGGCTAACATTGATTATAGTGATGCAGAGAAACGTGGATACTTTAAACTAGACTTATTGAATGTTCATATCTATAATCATGTTAAGGATGAACAACATTTAGAACGACTAATGCAGAATCCATTCTGGAGTAAACTAAATGACAAAACATTTGTTGAGAAGTTGATTCATTTAAGCAATCACTATAACTCTATTCAACGAATGCCTGAACCAATTGATAGTATTCCTAGACTAGCAATGTTTCTTGCTATCATTCGTCCAGGTAAAAAACACTTGATTGGATTACCTTGGCGTGAAGTAGCGAAAACTGTATGGGATAAAGATATTGATGGGTACACATTCAAACGTTCACATTCCTGTGCTTACGCATTATTAGTTGTTGTGCATATGAATTTGTTGACTGAGAATCTAGGGCAGTCGCTTGACTAAAGTGATGCTTTTACGCTTGCTCTTGCGTTTACCAAGTTCTAACATGCTACATGTGGGTCCGTGAATAACAGTTAGACTTTTATTATTGAACGTTCGTAAATAGGGTCTAAACTCGGCCCACTCAGTCTTTAAGAACATATTAATGGGGATCAATCTATTTGATTCCCACCACCATTGATCCCCGAGGTCTAGAAATTTTTGACGTAATATCTGATCCACTATCGCACCATAATCATATATAGTGGTAACAACATCATCACGGTTTTGTACAATTCCTACATAATCTTGGCCAGCGTAGGAGCAAACAGTGATGAATGGATGATTTTCTGATAGTTTTTGAAAGAATTCGTTGTGCATCAAATAAAGTAACTCTAGGATTATTTATCTGGGCAATTTTACCATTATATTTAATTTCTTACTAAATACACTATAGGAGCCAGATCGTGTATTCAACCGAAGTTTATTCATACATACCAAGACAAATCGTAGTGATGATCTATGGCAACTCACCTAGGAGTTACAGTATCGTGTACGCAAAAAATTTAAGATTGCATAAGGGCGTGGATAACAGAATCCAGTTCAAATTCATTAACCAAGAACAAAAACCAGTAGACATTACCGGTGCTGAGATTACCATGCGTATCCTTAATAGTGATGGAACTCAGGTCCTAATACAGAAAGCATTGACTCTTGTTTATGCATTAACAGGGTTAGCTGAACTTCAATTGTTATCGTCAGAACTAGATAGTGTTGAATCACAAAAAGGATACTATTCGTTAGAAATCCCATCAAACAGTTTCAATGTGCCTGTGTTCTTAGACAATGACAGCGCAGCACGTGGTATCATTTGGATTGAGGATAGTGTGTTACCAAAACATATGCCTAGCATGAATGTTACTATCCCTTCACATCCTGTTCCACAAAACAACACAGTAACATTTACAAGTAGCACAGTTAGTACATCATATAATCCAAAATTAACTTTGCAAGCATACTACAATAACTTTTCAGGTACCGTTCAGGTACAAGGATCAACTATACCAGACAATGACTGGTATAACATCAATGATCCAATCACTTATATTAATCAAGCAAATACTGATTACTACCAAATAGAAGGATTCCATCCATATATCAGAGTGCAGTTTAATTGTACTCAGGGCGATGTGACTGACATATTGGCAAGATAAAGTCCCAAGACTCTTGCTTTCTGATACATACTGTAATATAATTGTAGTATGTTTGATATTACCTCTTTGATTCCCGGTAGAAAGAAACAGACCCAAAGTGGTTGGATCAGTTTCAATGCTATCTGTTGTGGTCATAGAGGACATAAACCTGATCGTAGAAGTCGTGGTGGACTTAAACTTGAAGGTAACAATTGGGTCATGCATTGCTTCAATTGTAGTTATAGTTGTAACTTCACACTTGGTAAACAAATCGGCCCTAAAACAAAACAATTTTTAAAATGGTGTGGGTGTGACGAGACACAGATACAACGTTGGAGCTTAGAAAGTCTACAGCACAAAGATGCGTTAGACTTGATACAACCACAACACAAAAAAGCACTTAAGTTTCAAAACAAGGAACTACCTGAAAATAGTGAACGATTAGACAAGAATAACCAAAATCATCAATTGTTCATTAACTACTTAGATAATCGTAGCATAGACCTAAGTAAATATACATTCTATGTCACACCATATGACAAAGACAACATCAGAAATCAGCAACGCATTATTGTGCCCTATAACTACAAGAACAAACTTGTGGGCTTTACTAGTAGGTACATTGATGGAAGAATCCCCAAGTACATAAACGAACAACAACCAGGTTACGTTTTCAATATTGACCAGCAAAAATATGACTGGCAATATTGTATCGTGACCGAAGGTATCTTTGATGCATTAGCTATTGATGGTGTCGCAGTCATGCATGATGATATCAGTCCAGAACAGGCTCAACTGATAGCACAATTAAACAAAAGAGTAATCGTAGTTCCAGACTTTGACAAGACAGGTCTCAAACTAATTGATAGAGCATTAGAATTAGGATACCATGTTAGTTTACCTAACTGGGGCCCAAACGTAAAAGATGTGAATGATGCTGTAGTCAAGTACGGAAAATTACCTACTTTACTAGCGATACTACAAAGTGCTACAATGAGCAAAATAAAATTAGAAATGCAGAGGAAGAAAATTGGCAAACAAAACGGATTCTAAACAATTAGAATATACACCAGACGTACAGAAATTATTTTTGCGAATGATGTTAACAGACGCGGGTTTATATACTCGTGTTATGAACATTATGAATAGTGAGAACTTTGATAAGAGCCTACGACCAGTAGCGGAGATGTTTAAAGAACATACTGACAAGTATAAAGTACTTCCAGATAACACTCAAATCAAAGCAATTACAGGAGTAGAAATTGAACCCATTGAAGACTTAAGTGATGGTCATCACGAGTGGTTCTTTGATGCGTTTGAAGCATTTACAAAACGACAAGAACTAGAACGAGCAATTCTTAAAGCAGCCGACTTGTTAGAAAAGGGTGACTTTAGTCCAGTCGAGAAACTAATCAAAGATGCAGTACAAATCAGTCTACAAAAAGACATGGGTACTGATTACTTTTATGATCCTAAAACTCGTATCAACAAATACTTTAACGCAGGTGGGCAAGTAAGTACAGGCTGGCCACAGATGGATAAGATTCTCTATGGTGGCATGAGTCGTGGGGAATTGAATATCTTTGCAGGTGGTAGTGGTTCAGGTAAATCATTGGTTATGATGAACTTGGCATTGAACTGGTTGCAACAGGGAATGAGTGGGGTCTATATCACGTTAGAACTTAGTGAGGAACTAACTAGTTTGCGTACAGATGCCATGTTGACTAGCATGGGCACAAAAGATATTCGTAGGGATATTGATACAACTCACTTGAAAGTCAAGGCTGTTAGTAGAAACGCAGGTAAGTATCGTGTCAAAGCATTACCTGCACAAAGTAACGTCAACGATATTAGAGCATATTTGAAAGAAGTACAAATTCAAACAGGTATCAAAATTGACTTTGTAATGGTTGACTATCTTGACTTGGTTATGCCGGTATCAGTTAAAGTCAATCCCAACGATCAGTTTATCAAAGACAAGTATGTTGCAGAAGAATTACGTAACTTAGCAAAAGAAATGGGTGTTTTATTGGTAACTGCAAGTCAGTTGAATCGTAGTGCAGTTGATGAAATTGAGTTTGACCACAGTCACATTGCAGGTGGCATTAGTAAGATTAACACAGCAGATAACGTGTTTGGTATCTTTACAAGTCGTAGTATGCGTGAGCGCGGCAAGTATCAAATGCAATGTATGAAAAGTCGTAGTAGTACAGGGGTTGGTCAAAAGATTGACTTAGACTACAATATCGAGACCATGAGAATTACTGACGAGGATCCTGACGGGTATGCTGAACAACAAGCAAAATACAAACCAAGTCCTAGTCCAAATGATATTATGAATCAATTAAAACCACATGCTACATTAGTCAGTACATCTCCGGTGATTGACAATGACACAGGGGAAATATTAGAACCTATTCAGAAAAAAGTAGTTGCGGATGTACAGGGTTCAAAATTGCAAGCAATGTTGAAACAACTTAAAAAGTGATAAATAATAATAGGAAATCTATTTTTATGCAAAAGAAAACCCGCAGTCTCTTAGAGGAATTAGAGTCAATTGGACAAAACCGTGACACTAAGCACATTATTGAGAGCCGAGCTAATAATATCATTACCAGCGCAATTAATTTGTTAGAAATGATTAATAAGCATTATGACACTGAAAAAGCGGCTATATTGGAGCGTAAATTGTTGAACGCAATTAAAGCCAGGGACACAGTTAGATTTTCAAAAAGTATTAGGAAAAACGATGAAGATCAACGAAGTGATTCTGAATGAGGGTGTATTTGACCCAATAAAGAAGGCAGCACAAAGCCCTACTGCTAAATCTGTGGGTACTGGAATTTCTGCTGCTGCGGATTGGGCCAAATCAAAAGCATATACTCATCTAGGTGGATTAGGTCAATCTCTAGGTTGGCAGGGTTCGGCAGTTCGTCAGCATTATTTAAATAAATTTATAAGTGATTATAATCGTTTCAAGTTGTCTGCTCACCGATCAGGCGTGGGTGACGGGGCAATAGGACCGTATATCAGAAGCTATATTAACAAATACGGCTGGTCTGTACCTGAAGCAGAAATTGAAAAAATTACTACCTCAGTGGGAAATGATCCAACTAAAGCAGCTAATGCAATGTATATGTTAGCAGTTCAACAGAAAGCTAACGGAGATTCCAGTGGTTCCGGTGCAGCGACGGCTACGGCTGATAAAGCACCGACTGCTTCTGACCAACCTAGCCCAGTAGCTACCGGAGTAATTAGCAAAGTTGCAAGAATGACAGATTTAAACGACATTTCCGATGTTGCTAAAGGTGCGATGCAAAGACTTAATAAACTAGACCGCCGAGCATATCAGCAACTTAGAAAAGAAGTTATAACTGGTAAAAAAGCAAAGTAAAACCAAAAAATTTTTAAATAGGCATAAATAAACATAGAGTCTATATGACTCACAAACTTTAAAAGGAAAATATCATGGCAGATCAAACAAAAGTCCACGGTGACTTTAAACCGGTAATGAACTTTGACACAAATTCATACACAACAGGTTCATTGAATGACGTAACAACTGGTGTAACAGTACAACCACAAGGTCCTAAGTTAGACTTCTTCACTATCAATGGTGGCGCTAACTGTAACCTAGCTACAACTTCTAACGTTGCAGCAGCTATCCAAACTATCCAACAATTGGGTACAGTTTACTTGTACAATGTTAACACATCTTCTACAGGTAACATCAGCATTGCTACATACCCAACAGGCGCTTACACAGCAGCAAGTTTGGCATTGGCAATCAACACAGCTATTGCTTCTAACGTTACTAACGGTAACGCAAGTGCATCTACTGGCGCATCATTCTAATCTAAAACTTAGATTAATAAACAGGCCCGAGAATTTCTCGGGCTTTTTTACCTCTATAAATACTGTATGAGTTACAGAATCAGATGTTACACACTCTTTGATATTACAAAAACCGGTGTACTAAACAGAAAAGCACCGTCAACCTACACAACCGAAGAAATTAAAATTTGGGAACAAAAGCGTAACACACAGTTAAACTACGATACGATATTGCAGATTATTTCAATACGTAGTCAACCTGAAAATAACACATCCACTAAAGAAATTTTAGTCAATTTTAAAGAATTTGAAAATTTTGGGTTCTTATTTGATGACGAAGAGGATCAAAAATGCTGGTACTTTGACTTTGATATTGCACAGGCTAAAGTTTTTTATGATGGGATAGACGAATTAGGATCATTGTTTACTGATGCAAACGGTGTCCCCATCATCAAAACCAACACAGCTTGGGATAAACTACCTCAATTTTTAGATACTAGTCCTGAACTAAAAAACATTCATTTTGAGATATTAAGAGATGAGTAAAAAGAAATTTGACATGTTGAAAAACATGTTTGACAACAATGATATACAGTCCTTAATTGAGTCCATCATCTATGATACAAAAGATGGATATCAATTATTTGGCGAGTATCACATCAAAAAAGTAGGTAATAAGTTTATTGTTACTAAGAACAGAACCGACTTAACTGAGATTTTTAGCAATTTAAAAAATGCGATTGTTTGGACTACTATGTACAAACGTGATAAACTTGTGGATGCAAATCGTGTCAAAGACTTAGATATTTTGCTTGAGGGTGCAGTTGTAAGCTATGAGATTCACAAAAAACTAGCTAAAAAAGCAAAAGACTTAGATACAAAAACACTTCACATAGTCAAATTACAAGAAGACCAAATGAAGCAAAAAGCTATTATTGAAGAACTAGACCGTTTTGTAATTAATGCTAAAAACTGGCAATACCGTCAGTTCAAAGAAGCAGCAAAATAAACAAAGATGATAAATACAATATAAGTTACTTCGGGAAAAACTATGAAACTAACAGAATTTAATATGAAACCAACTCAAGCAGCTAAGAAAGCTCTAAAAGAACATTTCAATGCTAACTTAGATGTTGACAGTTTAGGTCTATATGACACTAATCGTATGCTACGTAAAGTCCGTGGTTTTATCGCAGAAATGAAATCTGCTGGTAAAGTTCACCAAGGCCAAAACAACCCAGCATACTTGAAAGCAGTGTTCATGGAACAAGCATTAGCAAGTCACTTTGCTACATTGAAGGCTTTACCTGTATATAATCAACGTATCGTTGTAGAAAACGAAGAAGTTGAAAAATCACAAGTTATTTTAGCAGCACAAGAAATGGTTGACAGCCTACAAAAGATGGTTGAACAAATTTCTGACATGCTAGTTAAAGAACTTCCAGCAGTTGTTGACGGTGTTAACAGTGAAGTTGGTACTACAGAAGGTGATTCTTTCAATCAACAAGCAACTGAAGCATTAAGCTCATTGCAAGGCGCATTGACACAAGCTAAAGCAGGTCTACAAGGTGCATTGGGTGTTATCACCGGTCAAGGTGGTGACATGGATATGGGCATGGATGACGGTATGGGCGCAGAACCTACAATGGGTGAT